CATTAATCTTAATGAATTTTTAACCGGACAAAAAGGTTTAGATGAAATTTTTATTGAATTAGCCCAAAAATGGGATGATTTAGATATAGTGCAATAGCGTTATATTGCTACAATGGCGGCTGGTTCTCGTCAACAATCACGTTTTATTGCTCTTATGTCTGATTATAAGCGTACTCAAGAGCTTACGGCTGCGGCGAATGATGCAAGCGGAGCATCCATGGAGCAATATAACAAAACTCTTGAATCATTAGAAACTAAGCTTAATAAATTAAAGAATGCGTGGAATGAGTTTCTGATGTCTGTTTCAAATAGTGAAATTGTTAAGGGCTTTGTTGATTTATTAACTGGATTATTAAGTGGGTTCAATAAAGTAACTGCTGCGATTAGCGGAGGTAATGGATTATTAAAATCTATTACCACGGTTACATTAGCAGTTGGTGGTTTAAAATTAGGTAAGCAGTTATTTAGTGGTATTTTCGGTAATCCATTAACTCAAACTAAAGGTTGGTTAGGTTCTGTTATGATGACTATGCGTAGTCAATCACCTATATTGGCTAAATAGGGAGCATAGTTAGGAGCGAATTTCTGGTCAGGATTTAAAGATATTAAAACATAGGGTTTTAAAAATTCTTTAATGGGAATGGCTGGAAAACAAAATTTTACCGCTAAAGATTTAGGTATTGAAACCATTGATTTTTCTAGTACACGTATGAATTTTGAAGGTTTAACTATTCCTGAAAATGTTCGTACTGAAATGGCGAATCAATTGGATAGTATTACATCTGGTATGAAATTATCACCAGAAATGACTAAATAGTATGACGCATTAAAGGATAGTTTAACTAGTGGCGACTTTAAAACAGCTCAAGCACAGGCTAAAGAATTAGGCGTTGAATTATAGATGACTGGGACTTAGGCCGACGCGTGTGGTGTAAAATTTAAAACTACTGGTGAATCTGTACGATCTATGAGTGCTACATTCGCTGCGGCTGGCGGCTTACTTGTAGGTTTTGCCACAGTTTTAGAATAGCTTACTGGACAACAAACCTTTGTAACGCGTTTTATTAAATATATTGGTATTGCTCTTATGACAATTCCAGCAATTTTAAAGGTAGTAGAAGGTTCTGTAAGATTATTTGCAGCTAATTCTACTGCTGCAATTTCATCAATTCCTATTATTGGTTGGATTGCCGCGGCGATTGCAGCATTGACAGCTTTAGGAATAGCTATTGCACAGAGTGTTGACACCTAGGAAAAGAAAGCTCAAAGAGCAGCGGAAGCATATGAAAAAGCAACTTAGGTGGCAAATGATACTGCTGAGGCTTACAATACTTTAAATGATAAATTAGCAGAGATTGGTGAACATTAGTCTACAATTGAAGGTTTAGCTAAAGGCACCTCTGAATGGAAGGAAGAGGTGGCGAAAACTAATGAAGAAGTATTAGATTTAATTGGTAAGTATAAAGAATTATAGGTAGTATCTAAAGGTGGCGTATTAACTATTGAAAATGCAGATGAAGTAGAGAAAATTTATGCTTAGCGTGCAACTATTGCTAAAATGCAAGAAAATGCAGCAGCCTTTAGAAAAACAACTACTCAATATGAATCTAATACGAAATTTAGTAAACTTAACAAAGAATCTAATGGTGAATATTTAGAATTAATTCAACGAGTTAATAGAGGTGAAATCACTAGCTCTCAAGATATATACAGAGACGTTTTATCTACCAGTAATACAGATGCTAGATATGTTAGCGGTATTGCACAATGGAGCGCTACTGAAGATGGTTTTAAAGACTTGTTAGAAATGGTTAAAGAATATAATACCTATTAGGCTCAAGTTAAATCGTTTGCTGTTTAGGTAGGTAGTGCTGCAGCAGCCTTGGCTGACTTAACAGATGAAGAGAAAAAATATAGTGATAGTTTAATTAATAATACCGCTCGTGTTGAAAAGCTATAGAAGAAATATAGTTATTTAGTAGGTGAAAAGACTTTAACAGCGTCATTAGATGTAATTCCTACTGAAGAGCGCGACTCTTATATAGATTTATATAAAGAATATATTACTTCTTAGTTTGGAATTGGGAAAAGTGATATAGGAGATAATGGTAGTTTTACTGATGAAAAAGGTACTAAACATACTTATGAAGAATATGCATAGGGATTTTAGTCTTACGTAGTTGAAAAGGAATTAGCTCCTGTATTTAAAACTTTAACTAAAACACTAAATAAATTAAGTAAAGATAATTCAGAAGAAGGGCGTCGTGGACGTTTAGTAGCTTCAGCTTTTAAAGATACTTCAGGTGGACAATTAAATTTATCAGATATTATGACATTGTTTTCTAATTCATCTAATATTGAAAATTGGAAACAACTTGCTAATACTGACGTAAACTAGCTTAAAGGACAATATTCCGGCCAATTTCGTAGTATTTTTGAATCATTAGGTGGCGAAGACGCCTTAGGTCCTTTTGATGATTTTGTAAATGATTTACTTAATTCTTTAGTGTCTGGTTTATAGCCATATCAACAAATTTTATAGATTACAAGTCAAAAGTTTATAGATTCTTTAAGTAATATATAGGCTGGCACATTAAAAAAATTTGCTATTCAAATAGAAAAATATGGCGGCGATGATATAGAAGGATTTGGTAATGATATTATTAATCGATTAAAGTAGTTGGGTTTAAGTGAAGCTGATTTTGAAAAAGCATTAGAGCAATTTTCTTTATTAGATTTAACTTCAGCAAAAGACATAAAAGGCTTTAGTCAAACCTTAACCGATTTAGGTATTGATGTCGCCGAAGAAGATGTAGATAATTTTATAAATTATGTTATTGATACTGTTGGCGCATTAAATACTTTATCATTAGATAAATTTAAAAAATCTGTATATGATTTAATTACTTTGGTCTAGAGTCTTCAAAATTAGACCCATGGTAGAACTTTTACACAAGAAGAAATTGATTTAATTAAAGAAAATAATGGAGATACTTCTAAATTTGTTTAGACTGGAGAAGATCAATATACTTATACTGGTAGTGATTTAGCTGATATAGGTAATGAAATTGTTAAATATTATAAAGATGCATTACCCGCTACTTTAGCTACAATTGATGCGAAATTAAAAATGGATGATGCCATGGATATGGCTAATAAAGCTGAGAAAAATGTACGTGAAAGTTATAAGTAGTATATTGAACATTCACATGACAAATATTCTAAAGAGCGTGAAGATGAATTAGCAAAACGAGCTTAGGTAGGCGCAATTTAGCGCTATTATGGTGATGAATTAAGCGCCTTAGGAAAACCTGAGTTATTAAAAAATGCAAATAATATGTCTATGGAGCTAATTAATGAAATTCTTACGTGGGCAGAAGATACTTTAGATCAAGCTGGAGATTTATTAAATCAACGTAATACTGTTCCTACTGAAGTACGTGTTTTAGATGGTGCTTAGATGATTGGTGCCACTTTTGGTCAAGAAGGGAATGATATAGATGTTGATACTAAAGCTATGGTTTAGCTTATTGAAAATTCTGGTTTATCAGATGCAATTAAAGATCAATATATCCGCGCTTTGAATGATCCTTCCTTAGAAGAATCCGTCCGTATGGCTTTTGCTTAGCAAGCAGCAACTATGATTGATGTCTATAATGATGCGACTTATTGGGAAGTTGATACTGCATTATTAGAATCTATGACCGAAGAGTTTGCAAAAGTTTATAATGTTGCGACCGATGAAGCAGCGAAGTTGGCATTGGAAAATATTAATTTAAATGCTGGTTTAGAAGATTTAGTTGGCAGTTATAAAGATTGGAAGGAAATTTTAGAATAGAGTATTACTGATGAAACACTAACTAAAACTGAATAGTATTAGGAAGTAATTGCTAATTTAGAAGCTAATATTAAACGTATGTTTAGTATTAAGGGTGATTTAAGTAGTACTTTTATGAATTCGAAAGAAACTAAAGAATTAGTTTAGTCTATTGCAACTGGAGACACCGAAGCTATTAATACTTTAGGTCGTAATGCAGCGTAGGATGTACGTTCTTAGTTTAAGTTTGGCTCGCAAACTAATGCTCGGAAAGCTGAAATTAAATCAGCTCGTTCTAAGGTAAGCAATGCTGGACGTCGTGCACAATTTGCAAAATCTGATTTTGAAAAAAGTTTAAATGAATCAACTATTAAAGAATTTGGTGAAACTGCCGCCATTCCTATTGAGCCCTATTTATCACAAGAAGACTTTGTAACAGTAGAACAATAGTTATTTGAATTCATTAATGGTTTAGAACCAGACATGGTAGTTAATCTAAAAACTAATCCTGATGATGTCGGTCCTATTGTGGATTATATGAATCAAATGCTTGAAGCTGGTCAAATTACGGCAGAATAGATGCAAGATTATTTTGCCGCGATTGGGTTTGTACCAGATGTTGAATATACTACTGATACGGTTACTTCTCACATGTATGGATATTATCCTGTTTTAAACGCTAAAACTGGGAAAGTCGATACAATTGAATATGAGTATGATGCCAAACAAGATATTCAAGTTCCGCAGATTACTGATTTACATTATAGTGGTCCGCCTGCGAGAAAAGTAAATCCTCAAATATTAAATACGATGGCAGATAACGCAAAAACTGATAATGATAAGTCTAGCAGTTCAAAAGAAGAAAAGCCAAAGTATTGGAAAAATCCATATGATGAACTTTATAATTTATCTGAAAAAATTAATTCTTCTCTTCGTGAGCGCGAAAAGCTTGAACATCGTTATCAGGATATGTTAGAAGATCACACCAAAACTTATAAAGACCTTTCTAAAAATTCAGCTCAAGAAGTTGCTTCTCTTCGTAAGCAACTTGCTCTGCAAGAGCAAATGCTTTCCGGCCGGAAAGGTCAGATGGCAAAAGTTGCAAATGAAAAATTTGAAGACAGTGAAGGAAATCTCCGTTCTTACGCTTCGATGGGTGTGACTAAATATGCTTGGTATGATGAGGCAACACAAACTGTTCAAATTGATTGGAAGACGCTTGAAGGTTTAAGTGGTTCTCTTGATGAAGATACTGGTAAAGCTATTGAAGAATATGTTTCAAGACTTGAAGAGATTCGTGATCAAATTCAAGATACAGAAGATGCCATTGAAGATGCAAAAGACCAAATTATTGAAGTACAACGCCGCGGACGCCAAGAATACTTAGATTTTGAGCAACAAGTTTATGATGCAGTTGTGAACCAACGTCAACAAGAAATTGATACATTAAATGAAATTAATAGTTCAATCAAAACAGCTGCTGATAAAACAATTAAAGCGCTACAAGATGAAATTCAGAAAGAGCGTCAAGAGCGCGAAAATGAAAAAGCTCAAGAAGACTTGTATGATAAGGAGATGCGTCTTGCATACTTGCAAAGAGATACTTCCGGTGGTAATGAATTAGAAATTCAAAAGCTACAAGAAGAAATTGATAACGATCAACAGTCCTATTATGATAGAATGGTTGATTAGACAATTCAAGAGATGCAAGATGAAGCAACTCGCGCGGAAGAGCAGCGTCAAGCACAAATTGATTTGTTAGATGCTTTATTACAATGGGATCAAGATCATGGTGTCATTTGGCAAACAGTTGAAGATTTACTTACAGGCGCTTTTGATGAAGAAGGTAATATTAGCGAAAATTCAAATCTTTATAAATTATTAAATGCTGATAAAGGGGAATTAAGCACAATTGGTTCTTTGAATTGGCGTCAAGAATTGGCAAAATAGATTGCATTAGCACTCCAAGGCCGTGAAAGCTGGTGGATGGCAATGGCAGAGGAAGAAGGTAAAGTCACTGTTGGCAATAAGAGTTATGAGTATAAAGATGGTAAATGGTATGACAGCAAGGGTAATGAATATGATATTGGCTATGATGCAGCATCTGGCGAATATACAGCTAAGAAAGTTCAGCAACCCGCAGCTTCTACTCCAGCTCCTTCTGAAAAGCCAAAAGCAAGCAATCCTGATGGTGTCATTGGTCGAATTACAAGTATTAATACTGCTACAAATATTCGTAGTGCTGTTGATACAAGTACAAGCAAAAATATTATTGGTGTCGCTCATCCAGGTGATTCTTTTGAAGTAATTGGTCGTGGCGCATATGATTGGTATAAGATTAAATATGGTAACTAGGTTGGCTACACAGCCGTACATCAAAATGGCATGCCACTTTATAATTATACAGCTTATGCAACCGGTGGCTTAGTTGATAAGACTGGTCCAGCTTGGTTAGATGGATCTAAGTCACATCCAGAAATGGTATTGAATGCGGCCGACACACAAAATCTTATTACTCTTAAAAATGTGCTTGCTGCTATCTTACAGAGCGGCGCAGGTACAGGAAAGGGTGGAGCTGGTGACAATTATTTCGATATTAATATCCAAGCTGATATTAATTCTGATTATGATGTTGACCGCTTAGCTGATCGTATTAAAAAGCAAATCTATGATGATGCTTCATATAGAAATGTAAATGCTATCAGTTATATTAGGTAATTTTAAAGCGATATGGGGTCTCATTTGAGACCCCAAGATCGCCGAGACTTTTATTGATTTTTCTACTCTATTTTAGAGATTAAAGGAGAAAAAGGATAATGGGTTATTATGGAGATTTCATGGGGTTCCAATTTGGTGACTATCACAGCCATGATTTAGGATTAGTGAGAGTAAGCGACGGAAGTCGATATACTGACCCATCGGTTGCTAATTTCACTGATACCGTAACAAAAATTCCTGGCGGCGATGGTACCTATTATTGGGACTCTTTTTATTCATAGAGAACTTTTACTATTTAGTGCGCTTTTGATAATTTAACTGAAGCGCAAATTAGAACTATAAGATAGGTTTTCAATGGCAAGGCAGAAGGCTGGCTTATTTTTGATGAAGTACCTTTTAAAAAATATAGAGTTAAAGTGTAGTCTCCACCGCAAATGAAATATATTGCATTTGGTGAAGGTTCTACTAATCGTGTGTATAAAGGTGAATTAACTTTATAGTTTATTAGCTATATTCCATATGCACATTCTAATTTTAAGATTTTAACATCTACACAAAAATCTGCTTATCCAAATTGGCGCGAATGGAACGATTCAACTTTATTATTGACTAGTTCTAGTATTTTGGGTACAAAAACGGTGGATAGTCAATAGAGATATTATTTATATAATCCTGGTGATGTACCAACTGATTTAACTTGCAGCATTGGCGTCAGCACTGTAAGTAATGTTTATAGTTATAATTTTACAATGCATGAGCCGAGTGGCAACATAATTTCACAAATTAATATTGATAATGTTACACGAGTCGGTTCAGAAGATACTTCTATGGTTATTGATACGGCGCGCAATTTAATTTATGGCGTAAATAGTTCATCTCAAAAAACTGGTACACTTTATAATAAATATATCACTTCTGGTGACTTTTTTACAATTCCAGTTGCTTCAGCAAAGCCAACGATTTCAGCTGATTGCTATTACTTAACTTGGACAAGAACTAATACAAGTACGGCTTCAATTTCCAGTCCTGGAATTACTGTAAATTATGATTACTTATATTATTAAGGAGATTTAAATGGCTAAGGATAAATATGAAATCTCATTGTGGGATGATATATTCGTTTCTGCTAGTGGCGATGTTCCTGGCCATTATGAAGAGCAGAAAATAGCGGTAATTGGATCAAATACTATGACCACTTATTGCCGCGCAATCGAACCAAAATTTACTCGAAACATTAATGGTAAAAATACTTTTACCTTTAAAATGTTTTATACATATCATGATGAATTAACTGGTGAAGATTATCAAAATCCTTTTTTAAATCTTCTTGTTAATGAAAGAAAAGTTAAAGTTAATTGGCAAGATTAGTGGTATGACTTGATTATTAAAAATATTCAAGAAGCTTCTAATGGGAAATCAATTACTTATACTTGTGAAGATGCAAATATTAATGAGTTAGCTAAATCTGGTTTTGAAATTGTTTTTGATGACGATTTAAATAAAACTGATTTTACTAATCAGGGTACAGCGCAAGAATTAGTGGCACGAACACTTGAAGGCACTGATTGGACAGTTGGAACATCTGATACAATTTAGCAAGCTAATGAAGAGCCAGTTTTTGAATTTACACTTACTGCAAATTTAACGGGTGTATTAGATGAAACCACTAATACAAGTAATCAAACCATTCCAAGTGGAAGCACGATTCTTGTATATTATTCTCAAGTACAAGATGTTTATAATGGTGAAACCAATACCAAAACATTAGCATCACTTGAATTTGCTTATGCTAGTGAATATAAACAAGAAACCAATACTGAATTAGTTGTAAATGCGCATTGTTATAAATATTCTGGCGCGAATTCAACAGTTACAAAGAGTGGTGTTGCATTAAAACTTAGTATTGGTAGTAGCACAAATCAAAATTTAACAAGTTCTGCTGTTTCGACTCGTTATCGCGCGAAACGATTAATTGAGTCATAGAAGATGGAAAAAGATAAGCTTTCTGGAAAAACTTGTTATGTTTATACGGCGCCGGTCGCAGGTTCAGGCGACTGGGCAGGAAAGATTAGTGCAAATGATACTGTTTATAAGTATGTAGGATCTGATTTTGGAACGGCTAATTATGTAGCTAACTTAATGGCCAATGGGTCTAATTTTCTTTCAACTGATGGTTGGAATGGAGATGATTCCCATATCGTTGGATTCACTATTTATCCAATTTCTGATAATGCTTTACCAACTTCTTCATTTTTAACAATTCCAGTTAATGCTAGTTATAAATATTATTATAATGATGCAGTTCGCGCGAGCTCTGAGTATTTTTCTGACGGCGTAGCTATAAAAGATAAATTTATTGTACGATTAAAGATCAAGTCTGATTTGGCAAGCGGATATGTCGGTTTAAGTGATAATTTATATATTTAGCCGCAAATTCGTACTTGGCATATTCCTGATGGTAGCGTTTATCGTCAGCCAGTTTGGACCGATGATGGTGGCATTATCTATACAAGTGTATCAAGTGGTACAAAAGTTGGGGATTGGGTTGAATGGACTTTAACTTGTAAGGAATCATTCACTGGCGCGAATATATATTCAAAGCATATTGGTTTATTCTTCAAGATTTAGAATTCAGCACAATTTTATATCGAAGAAGCTGAATTTTTTAAATATGTAACTGGAACCAATGATACTCGTATTAATCCGGGTGATTTTGATACGCAGGGCGTAGTAAAAACAGTCTATACTTATTATAATTTTACTAAAGCGCAAGCTGATATAAATAGTACTGAAAATTGGAAAGAATATATATTGTATTAGGATGTAACGGATTGGGATCGTAAGATTAATGGTAATACAACATTAACTGCAATTGTTAATGAAAACTTTTGTAAGATTCGTTCAATTCAAGCAAAAAATTCAAATCGATTTAACATTTTATAGACAATTGCTGAAACATTTTAGTGTTGGATTAGATTTGATGTTGCTCACAATCCTAATACTGGTCAATTGATTTATACAAATGGCGTACCTAGTAAATAGGTTGTTATTTTAGATGAAATTGGTGTGGAACGTGGCGTAGGTTTTGTCTACGGTATTGATTTACAAACTATTTCACGCACCATTGAATCAAATTCAATTGTAACTAAAACTATTGTAAAACCAAATGATAATAAATATGGTTAGAATGGAATATGTAGTATTTCACGTAGTGAATTTAATATTCCAAAGGTTAATTATATTTATAATTTTGACTATTATATAAATCATTAGCTTTTAGATGGTACTGAATATAATAAAGATTTATATTTAAAAACGGGTACTAATGAAGCAACTGAGGCTTAGAAATCTGATGGTTATTACTATTGGATGAATAAGTGGAATTTAGAATATGAAGCTAACGCTGAATTAATTTCTAAATATGAAATTACTGTAACTGAAAATAACGCACGCAGGAAAGCGTTCTAGGGCGCGGCCGATGCAGCTAATGATACAATTATTTCTTATTAGAGATAGGTTTGTAATTTAGCTGGTAATGTTGAATGGGCTTATACTAGTTCAAAAGTTAAAAAGTTTGTTAATGAGCATTAGAATGATAAGCAGCTTAAACCTATTTTGGCAGCAATTATTCAGCAAACTAATTTAAAAACTTAGTACACAGCATTAGTTGAGGCGCTTGATCGCTCGACAGCTGCTTATTTATCCTCTATTGATAGCTTAAAAGATCGCCAAGAAACACTTGAAAGCTATATTCGCTCTAAGGCAGCTGCGTTCTATAAAAAATATGCTCGTTTTATTTCAGAAGGTTCTTGGGTTGACCAAAAGTATTCTGATGATAATCTTTATTATTTAGACGCTACATCTGTTGCTTATACTTCTTCGCGCCCAAAGGTAACTTATAATATCTCTGTTTTAAGATTAACTGGGCTTGAGGGTTTTGAAATTAAAGACTTTGCGTTAGGTGATATTGCTTTTGTTCAAGATACAGAGTTCTTTGGATATGTATATTAGATTGTAAATAATGTTAGAGTTAAAACTCCCTATAAGGAATTAGTTTTAATTTCTGAAATTACTTATAATTTTGACGACCCTTCAAAAGATAGTTTTAAAGTTCAAAATTATAAAACTCAATTTGAAGATTTATTCCAACGCATTACAGCTACCACTCAAAGCTTATAGTTTTCAAATGGCCAATATACCAAGGCCGCGGAGATCGTAAAGAGTGATGGTACAATCAATACTGAAACATTGTCAGCATCTATTGCAGTCAATGCTAATGTATTGAATCATACTTCTCTTAATCAATCTGTTATTACAGATGAGCAAGGTATTACTGTTACCGATTTAACTGATCCTTCTAAAGTTGTCCGTATTACTGCAGGTGGTATATTTATTTCAACTGACGGTGGTAATACTTGGAAAAATGCCGTCCGTGGTGAAGGTTTATCGACTCAATATCTTACCACTGGTCAAATTAATACGTCTGAAATTTAGATTATGGATGGTTAGTTCGCAGCTTTTAGATGGGATGAGCATGGTATTAATGCTTATGATGCTGTTATTGAGGGCGGAGAAGTAGTCGGATATAATCTTGGTAAGTTTGTAAGATTTGACCATTATGGTATTTATGGACTTTCTACTTCCCTAGGTGCTGAATATGCTCCGGAGGATGAAGATTAGATTTGGGAAGATGCCAGTTTTGGCATGACATGGAAAGGTTTCTTTGTTAAAAATAAATATGGCGATCATTATGTTGAAATTTCTAGTGAAAATGACATCGCAGTTGTTGATACTTCAGGTAATTCAGCTATTGATCGTGTTAAAATTGGTAAAATTGGCGAAGGATTATATGGCATTTAGATAAAAGATTCAAGTGGAAATAGTGTTATGCGCACTGATTCTACTGGACAACTTTGGTTAGACAATGCTTTATATGTCGCGCGCAGTAGTAGTGGTTATGATGTCGCGATTGGCGCTTTACCAACTACTGGAAGTCCTTCTTATGCGCCAAATAGCACAGGCGCGGCGCAAGTCTTTAATGCCACAAACAAATTTAAAGTTTACGAAGATGGTTCAATGGTTGCCACAGATGCTCATTTAGAAAATGCTTATGTTGAAGGTACAATAATTGCAACTTCAGGTAAGATTGGTAATATGACTATTGGCGAAGTTGAAAATGCCACCTATAAAGTTGTTATTGAGAGTGATACAGGAACGATTTTTAGACCAAATTCACCAGATAAGGTTTTAACAGCAACTTTATATAAAAGTACAGCAGTTGTTTCAGATGGTACAAGAACTTATCAATGGTATTGTGATGGTGATGATTTAGGTAGCAGCGCACGAAGCTCTACTTATACTGTTGTGAAGAGCGCATTTGGTCCAAATGCAGTTCATACTTATGATTGTGTAATTACTTACACACCACCAGCAGGAGGTTAAGAATGGCTGAAGATTATAAAGGCTCTATAACTTTAGCTTCAATTGTAGATGGAGAAAGTGGTTAGCCTGGACGCGGAATTGAAAGCACACAAATTGCATATGCCGTTGATTCACAAGGGTCATCAAGTTCAGCAGTTCCTTCTACTGCTTGGAGTACTGTTTATCCCTCTACATTTAATTTAGGAAGTTTTTTATGGATTAGAACTACAGTTAATTATACTAGTGGGAATCCTAGTGTATCTTATACAGTAAGTTATAAAGGCACAAATGGTACTAGTTATTATACTTATGTAAGATATAGTAAAAATAGTAGTGGTAACCCTATGGTTACCACTCCCACTGAAGAAACAAAATATATTGGTTTATATAGTGGAACCGCTAGTTCGGCGCCCACTTCTTATACTTCATATACATGGAGTAAATATGCTGGCGACGATGGCGTGCCTGGTGAGCCTGGTGAGGATGGTAAAACATATTATACTTGGATTAAATATGCAAGTAGTGCATCGCCATCAGCTGCTGATATGTCTGATTCACCTACTGGAAAGTCGTATATCGGTATTGCTTATAATAAAGAAAGCTAGACGGAAAGTTCTGTCCCAAGTGATTATACTTGGAGTAAATATGTAGGTGAAGATGGCGCACCAGGTAATTCAGTTGCCTCAATTAGTGAATATTATGGATTATCAAATGCAAGTACTGCCGAACCCACGCAATGGTATCCAGATGTTTAGACTGCAACAGCTAGCAATCGTTATTTATGGAATTATGAAGTTATAAATTATACATAGACTGCTTCGACAACCACTGATCCAAAAGTAATTGGTATGTATTCTGAGGACGGCCGCGGCGTAAGTGAAATAATTAATTATTATTTAGCCACTTCTTCTACTGCGGTTACGACTGCTTCAACTGGATGGACTTCAACCGTACAAACAGCCACTGAAACAAAATTATATTTGTGGAATTATGAGAAGATTACATATACTTCTGCGCCTACCATTGAATATACAAAACCATGTGTGATTAGTAACTATGCTAAAGATGGCGCTGCGGGTGCAAGTGGATATAATCATGCTACAATTAATGTCTATAAACGATCTGAAACTAATATAACTACAAAACCAGCTGCTGCTACATATTATTTTGCTACCGATTCTCTTACGGGCGCAAGTGGTTGGTCACGTAATATTCCTAGTGGTGATAGTGCTTGTTATGTAGCTTCTGCGAATTTTACAAGTTAGTCAAGCACAGCCAGTGTTACTCAAGGTGGTTGGTCTACTCCCGTAAAATTTGTTGAGAATGGTGCAACTGGTGACCCTGGTTTAAATACTGCAACTGTTAATTTATATTAGCGTTGGATGCCAATGGCAATTGGTGCTTAGACGCCGGCGTTACCATCTACTTCTTTAACTTATGATTTTGCTACTGCCTCATTATCTGGCGATCTTCGTGGATGGAGTTAGTCTATGGTATCTTCTGACAGTAGTCTAAAATTTTTATGGGCGACTAGTGCTGTTGCTATTGCTACTAGTGCAACTGATTCTATTGAATCTAGCGAATGGTCTACTCCAATTAAATTAGTTCAAAATGGATTTAATGGCGAGGACGGCATTGGTATTGATACTACAAATAGTTTTGTAAACTATGCACAAAGTGATTAGGGTAGCGATCCTACTGCTATTCCATCAGCAGATTGGAGTACCACTTATCCTGGTTTTGTTGGCTAGGGTAGTTATCTTTGGACTTGGGTACATACAGCTTATACTGATAATACTTCTAATGATGATTATACTGTCTCTTATCAAGGTGAAGATGGTTCTGAACGTATTTTAATTGAATCATCTGATGAGATGATTTATAAATTTTACAGTTATGCTGATGATGTCAGTACTACTATTAAATCTTATAGTCCATCTACTATTTCGTTTTGGGCGTTAGAAACGGGTTCATCTAATTTACTTGTTCCTGGTACTGATTATGACCATGAACTCGAATTAGTTGGTAGTTCTAATGCAAATTATAAAAATTTATGGAATTTTTTCAGTCAAGTATACTGTTTAATTGGCGATGAAGGCGAACAAGAATCTATAACTGTTTTAGAATATGTACGGACTATTGATGATAATTAGATTTTATTAGATTTTGACAAATTAAATAGTGTCAACCTTGATGAAGAGCATACTAGTGAATATTTCATTTAGGAATTTTAGAATTTAGTTAATCAGTTATCGATTACAAATTACTATCTTAGTTTTAAGGTATATAATCATACTAATAATGCTACGCCATTAACGTAGGATTTATTGGCACAAAAACCAATTGGCGTTGAATTTGGTACTTCTGATGACATGGCATAGTTTAGATTATCTGCCAATAGTATTCAACAACTGATTCGAGATACTAAATTAGTATTTGATGCGGAAGGTTTGCATCTATCTAATGGTGCTTTTGATATTACCGATACAGGCTATCATCTTGAATACCCTTCTGAAGTTGATTTTAATGCTAATAAAACAATTTATTATACTTATGATTCAAGTATTGATACTTATGTTCAGTGTACAAATGAGTCTCAATACAGTAGTACAACTTAGTATTATTCATATGGGCCGCGTCGAATTTTTGAATACGATCCCGATCTACATAGTTTAAGTGTTTATGGTAATGGAGAATTTACTGGTATTATTAAAGCTACCGGTGGTTATTTTAGTGGTGATTTACGTGCTGCTACGGGTAGTTTTAATGGTACTGTTACTGCGGTGACTGGCCGAATTGGTGGTTGGTATATTGGTGAAAACGGATTATATTCAAGCGAGAATTTTGAAACTGCTCAAATTAAATTATTAAGTAGCGGTAGTATTTATGCTAATAATATTACATTAGGCGCTTTTGCACAAATTGAATCATATATTAAACTAGGTAGTGATGATAAGGCACGATTATGGAATCCCGATTATGCTGGTAGTAATCATTATATTTTTGAGGCAGGACGCATTGGATCATCTCCTGGATCAGTTCATCTAAGTGATGATGGTATACTTGTTTTGGGTGGTATTACAATTGATGGACCTAATTCATTAATTAGTGGGCAACAATTAACTACCAATGAGCCTGCATGGTGGATTAATCCTGAACGAGCAGTATTTAATGATATTATTGCCAAAGGTAAAATTGTAACGTCAGTATTTGAAATTGGTAAAGTACAGTCTGTAGGCGGTGCGATGGTATTTAAACCATCTTATCGTGTTAAAGAAATTGATGACCAAAATGTTGCTTTTATTTTAGAAGATAAATATGAGGGTTCTGTTGGAAACTATATATATATTGTTGATACCAATGGAAATTTAAGTAGTAGTTGTTATAGAGTAGAATATATAGATATAGATACATAGGGTAATGATTATATTGAAATAGAAAGTCGTGCTGTATCTAGTCTAAATAATGCAGCATCTATTATTGATATTGGGCCAGATCAAAGCGTTATTATCGGTATAAATTCTAATCAAAATATTTCATAGTTATTATTAGGTTAGGGTCTTACTATTAGTGAATTTCATATAGACACTAGTGATAATACTCCAATTATCTCAAATGAAATCAAAGCATTTTTAGGCAATCTTTCATTGAATAACTTGGGTAGTGGATATGGTCTTTATAGTGATAATGTTTACTTGATGGGATCATTAACTACTCGAACTACAACTAATACATACGCTGGTGTAAATACCTTATCAGGTGTAGCATTTAATCAACCAGGCATGACTGACACTTCAAAAATTATATTTTGGGCTGGTTCGGACGGAACAGAACCTGAGCAAATTCAAGCCGCGCCATTCCAAGTTACAGAAGCAGGTACAATCTATGCGCAGCAAGGTACTTTTGAAGGAGCTATTATTACAAAGTCACGTATTGAGGGTTCTGAAATTCACACTGCTAAAATTTATGGTAATGGTAATGAGCCGAACAAACCTGGCTTATCTATTTATAATGCTGCTAAAGCTATTACTTTCTTTAGTTAGACCGATGAAAATGATGATACAACTATAAGTGAAGTCTTTTCAATCGGTAGTGATGGTTTTAAAATTGGAAATTCTAATTTTATTACATTTACTAATGGATAGGTTAATTTAAAAATTAATTCATTAGAGGTAAATAATTCTAATTTAGGTGGTCTTATTTTTAGCAGTGGCGCTATCGGAGATAGCACTTATCGAATTTTATTTAGTGGTGGTATTAATTTTTAGTATAATCAATCTAGTTTTATTACCGCAACTTAGACATTATTAACAGTAACTACAGATGCATAGTTGGCCAAAGTTGTTCAATTTGGTGACAATACATTATAGTATAAACCTCATACCGTAAATAATATAGTAACTGGGTATGATTTATATGTACATTAAGGAGGTTTAGAGAAATGGCTTAGGTTACAAGTGGAAGTATAGCTTCGGGTTCACATGGCTTTACCAATAATCAAGGGGTATATAATACTAACTGGTTAGAGTTACATTGGCGGCGATCATCAGTAAGTGGGCAAGTGTCCACGATTTAGTGGTGTATACGTTTTGTTGGTTCAGGTAGCCCATTGGAAAGAACGAAGATTTCTCAATGCCGGTTAAGAATCACACCAGTTACTGGCACTTTAAAGATTGGTAGTACTACATACTCTAGTATGACAGAATTAGTAGTATTACCCTATAATTCAGGTCGTTCTTTTTACTGGTCAACGATTTATCCAAATGAGGGCGGTTGGGCGCCAGCATAGGGAGATAGTTCATATTCAGTTAATTGGGATAACGAGAGTCGTCTTGGTGGAACATTTACTGTTACTCATAGTAATGGCGTAGGTAAGTTTACTTTATAGCTTCAAGCAAACATATATGAGCATGGTAGTAATGGATGGGATGGTACTTATAATACACCAGCTGGAACAGCTGTTACATTTGAATTGCCAGTTACTACAACCGCATGTGGCGCGCCAACTTCTGTTACTGCTAGTGGAATTGTAACTCCATCAGGCTCTTTTACAGTTTCGTGGTCTGGCGCCACAGCTGGGACTGGCAATGCAATTACTGGCTATTATGTTTATTGGAGAGTAAGTTCTGGCGGAAGCGCGCCTACTACTTCAACTTATACAGGCGTATCAGCTAAACTTAATTCTAATATATCAAGTTATTCAGTTTCTTTATCATCTGCTACACGTGGATATAAGGTTGTTTGCGGTGTAGTTACGGTAGGAACTGTATCAGGATTTAACTCAGGTATTAAAACTGGTGGAAGTGTTACTATTAACAGTTTACCTACTGCACCTACCTTGAACAAATCATCACAAACTATTGCGTCGGGTAGTACTGGTGTTACAGTTACTGCAACTAAAGGTACAGATGTAGATACCAGTTAGACATTATCAGTATATTATAATAGTAGTAATTCACATACTAATCAAACAAAAGGTACTAGTGTAACGATTAATCCAGACGAAGGCTCATCATCTACTTTTTATTTTTGGACTTATGATGGTTTGGAATATAGTTCTGCTACTACAATTACAATTACTAAAAATTCGAAACCGGAAATTACTACAGCTACTACTGTTATTACTTATCCTTATACTGTAGGAGGTAGTGATGGCGTTGTTGCAAATCAATGTTCAGGTTTTGTGTATTGTATACAACCAAAAATTAGAAGTACTAAAGCTGGCACTTTGCATATTATTCCACAAACCACATCAGACACCCCGTCTGCATCGGCTAGTTGGACCACTCGCGCGGAATATTCTACTGTTTCAGTAACTGCTAATACTGATAAAACTTTAACGACTTATGATATACATGAAAAGCTTTCATCATATCCTGCGACGAGAACGTCTAAAATTTATTGGCGTTTAGCATTTTATGTCAATGATGGTATTGAAAATAGTGATACTGTATATTTATCCGGTGATTATTATGCTTATGCTATAGCTGGCGCACCATCATCAATAACTGTTTACAATTCACATAATGGGTCTAATATTAGTGGAACTAATTCTGGTCAAATTGGCACTAAAGTAGGCTTGGCTTTTCCTTATGATTCATCAATGCCAGCTGGTCTTGGCACGGTTGTTTCAGTTACAGCCACCAAGACAGGCGATACAAATACAAGTTATACTGTTACTTTAAATAGTTTAAGTTATTCAGGTAACACTATGGAGCTAAGATTTACATTACCAGATAATATTCCTAGTGCAACGGCTTTAACTTTTAATGCAATACTATAGACCTCTGATGGCCAAAGACAAAAGTCTTTTTCTGCGACTGCAACAGAAACAAAAAAGCCTACCATGGGAACTTTAACATATAGCCCAAGTACTATTAAACCTTTTAGTGTTTCAGAGTCTACTTCAATTGCTATATCAATGCCATGGCCATTTGGTACTAGTAATCCTACTACGCTAACAGAATTTCGGTCTATGTTAAGTGAATATAATTGTTCTACAACTACTACTACATCCATTAAATTTATTGAAGCTACAGCCACATCTGGTACAAACTCTTATGATGCAACAGAAGCATTAACAATATAGTTAGGCACTTCTTCTAATTCTTCAAGATGGAAGCGTAATTCTGATACATTATATTCTGAACTTCTTTCATATAAAGCTTATCCATTTAATAATGCTCTTGGGATTACAAGTCATAATTATACCGGAACTTTAACATACTATGCAGTTATTAAAATTACTAATTTATTTGGATAGACATTTTATTCTAGTTGGACTTCAGCGAGAACATTTAATTTTAATGAAAAAGTAAGTAATGTAACAATTACCGATTTATGTTGGCGCAAAGATGCACCAGCTAGCACTAGTGCTGCATATGATGATACAAAAGAAGTTGCATTAACTGGCAGTAATTATGTTATGGAAGGTGTATATTTAAGATTTAAGGTAAATTGTACAGCTTATTCAACTGATAATATTTCTCTTACTTCCACTCAGTTAACATAGCAGACAATTAGTGCATCTCGTAATATTACTACCATTAGTGATGCTCGTTCTGGTATAGCTAAAACTTTTATTTGTACATATCAAATACCAGAAGTTACAACAACCAGTGGAATTACAGTATCACTGAATCTAGTAACAAATGGTGGTTCTGTTTTAAAAAGTACTACAGTACCTGCACTTCGATTAACAACTGGAAATATTACTTTAAATGATTGTACTATTGCAAATGGTTATTTTGATGGTAGTTATACTGTTACTGATCATGGTATCGATGCAACAGATAGCAGCACGATAAATACTAAATATTCCTCTCATACCTGGAGATTATTTGATATTAGTGGTTCACCCAGTTATACTGCTGCGACGAATTTTGATTATTCAAATGCTTATCCTATTACATCAACTTTCCACAGTCAAAACATTAATAACACAACCTGGACAGCCATAACAGTACGAATGAGAGGTATATATGCTGCAAGTATTTCTGGTACCGCTCGTGATTCAAGTACAACTATAACTTCTAGTGCTAAAACTAAGTATACTTATTCTAATAATTTATCTGTTTATAAAGATGCGCCTACTGTTGCCTATCGTGCAAATTAGATTGGCATTAATGAAATAAATCCGGAAAATTACTCAACTGCCGCAGTGATAGTTACTGCACATAGTGGTAAGGAAAAAATAATATTACATAGTGCTAGTAAAACTATTACAATTGATTTACAAGAGGGTAGAATTTATTAAATTTGACTTTTTTTCAAATTTTTAGTATACTATAATTAGTAAGATGAGGAGATATTGATAATTCTAATGAAATTAAAAATGTCAAACGTACTTGCTATGCAAAGTATTTATTCAAAGATGAAAGATCAAGTGATGCCTATTTCTCTTACATATAAGCTAGCGCGATTATTTAAAAATCTTCAAGATGCAGCCGATTTTTATTCAGCTGAACTTAACAAGTTAATTTTAAATTATAGTGAAAAAGATGAAAAAGGTCGTCCAATTCCAATTGATGGCGGCCAAGGCGTCAAGATTCAACAAGATCATTTAGTAGAAGCACAAGAAAAAATAAATGAACTTCTTCAGCTGGAAGTAGACGTTCCCGACATCACGTTTACCCTTCGAGAATTAGAACCAGTTCAATTATCACTTGATGAGTTTAATCAACTATTGCCATTTATTATTGATTAAACAAAAAAGACGGAGTTTAAATGCTCCGTCTTTTTTTATTCCCAACTTACAATTTCTGTTTTCTTTTGATGACGTTCTGCAACGTATTTACCAATCCCAATAGCATCTGCGCAATCGTCACTCACGCTTATATCAAACCATTTCTTTACCAAATTCTACATAGACTTTTTCTTATCACTTCTTGTCTATCCCTTCACTCCACAGTAAGCGCGCCATGTATTTGTTGGGCAGATCTCATATGATAATTTTAAGCTTACACACTCTTCTATCAAAACTCCCTACAATCGCGCGAGAGCCTAAAATGTTGTGACTCCAAATGACTATTGATACTAAATACCTTCAATACCAATTACATCAGGCTAGTAGCTATCTACCATAGATAAAAACCATTCTTTTACTTCGTGAATTCGAGTATCTTCATCGGAGGTCTTAGTTTCAAAAGTACCATAAGTAATTAATTTTGCATCATCATAAATTGAATAACCACAGACATGACTGGCTTGATCGAGTGCTAATATTCTATTAGCACTTTTATTTTTTTCAATTATAAGTGGTTTTACATCTTTAAATTTATTGGCTTTACAAACAGGGCACTCGCGCCGTGTACGCAATTTACCCCAGCTAGTATAAACTGAATGACCTTCGGGGCATTTAAATTCTAACTACTCATTTAAATTCTAATATGTAGTTGATATAATTTTCCAATGGTCAACTTCCAATTCTTGTGCTATCTATTCTATTGTAATCTTTGCCATTCGACCTCTTAAGGTTCAATTTTGCGGTTTTTTATCCACTACCACATATTTGAACCTTCACGCATATAGTTATAATGATATAGCTTCATGTTTAGGAAAAAGATTGGATTAGTTAAATCACAAAGTAAAGCACCCATAAATTTTACATCTTCATTTGGCTGGATTGAAGTAAAACGTAAATCACCGATAAAATCTCTTCGCATACAATACTGCCATACCATTGAAGGAAATCCATAAAATTTAAATGAAGGAGCTTCATAATCAAAACGAATGATTTTTTCATCTTGAGTTTTCATTACATCAAGAATAATTTTGATTGCATTACCATTTGTAATCCAATCGTCGCCATCGACAAACCAAACATATTCTCCACTTGCATGTTCAAGACCTATATTGCGCGCGAGACCACAGCTTCGTACATCAGTGTTGATTAATTTAATTGTATATTGATCGGCATGAATTTGCATCAGTTTTTTTGCAGTATCATCTGTACAATTATCAAGTACAAATAAAAGTTCTACATCATAATCTCCGATATTCTAAGTCATTAATGAGCTTAAAAGTGGATCAATATAATTTTCTAAATTATGAACCGGAATAATTATTGATAAATCCATTCTGTTAACTCCTTTTTACTTACACTAAATGAATGATAACTCCGTTGACGATAAATTGTGTTACAGAAAGCGCAAAGCGGAATAGGCTTATTTAAAAATGCTTCAATTTCTTCAATAGTATGATTATAGATTGAAATGCAGCATTCTTCATCAGGTAAATCAAGATAAAAATACTGATTAAAATAATCAATATTTGCACAGATGCAACATGGATAGAAACATCCATTTTGGAAATAATACCAATGATACATATGCAAATCACAATTTTGAAATGCTGTTTTTGGATTTATTCCACCAAATAAATCTAATCCAATGTTATATAATTCTGTTTTATCATCGCGGCGCACACGTGGTAAAGCTTTAATTAAGTCTTCATCAAGTTTTAAGCCATAAGTGCTAATACAAATTGAAAAATTTGAATAAGTATCACTTAACTCTTTTAAAATATCAAAGTTTTTAGGAATTAAAATTCCGTTTGTAACAAGCTGAACCTAACTTTTTTCAAACATAACGCAAGCAAATGACACCATGTCTTCAAAATTAGGGTGGAGAAGTGGCTCTCCACCCATTAATCTGATAACACGAACATCACCATTTGTTATGTTATAAAGCTGAGTAAAATCACGCTTAAATGTTTCATAGTCTTCAAACCACGGGTCTGCCAATGGACTAAAATGTGAACAACCGCCGCAATTTAAATTACAATGATCAACAATATGATGTTCTAAATATTCCATTATTTTAACCCCGTACTTCCAAATCCACCGCCACGGTCTAATTCGTCTACATCTTTAATAGATTCAACACGATAGAATGTCATTTTTGGCACTTCAGATAAAACGAGCTGACAGAATTTTTCGCCTTTTCCGATAAAATAGTCAGAACCATACAAAATTGAAGTGACTTTACCTTCATCATCAATTGTAATATCGCGAATAGGAGGCTCAACACTCTCAATGATGACTTTAATCTCGTCACGGTATCCGCTATCAATAGTACCTGGCGTATTTGCAACTCTCAGTTTTGTTTTGAGAGCGCGACCGCTCTTGGGGCGAACTTGAAGTTCATATCCTGGCGGCAGAGCAACTTTGATACCCGTTGGGACAAGAACCGTCTCACCTGGATGGATTGTAATATCTTCAAGTGCATATACATCCATACCACTATCAGTAACATGAGCATATTCTGGCGCAATAGCATTTTCATGACAAAATTCAATGGGAACTGAAATATAGCGTTTTGCAATACCTTCAGTTTCAGATACTGCATTAACAATAGTTGCCATAAGTTGCTTTAAGAAATCTTTCTTTGCAACCGGCATATCAAGTTCATCAAATCCAGCATAAATTTCTTCAATGCTGCCAAGTACGTCATCACTTGTATAGCCCATCGCGTTCAGAGCCTGTACAAGCATAATTTTATCATTTGGATTATTTACTGATTGTTTAAAGGCTTCTAATACTCCGGGCGCCATAATATCAAACTAATCATCTGGCGCTTGAAGTAAAACCATAATGCTCGATGTTAAATCTGCATTTTGTTCATCACCCATTTCTTGTAATGAACTTTCAAGTGTAGACATAACATCTTGAACATCTTTTTGGTTAATATTTCTTTCTTCTGCCATTATTCCTCCCAAAGGTTACCAAATACCTACGTAACGCTTACTACCCAGCGTTCGCCAATAATTTCTCCCTTTGCCTTTTTTACTTTGTATTCATATCCAGCTTTTTTTACAACGTATCCTTTTTCTTCTGCTTGCTCACGAAAAGCTTCAATCATATCTTTTGCCTTGACTTCACTATCAACAGCATATTTTTGTGTTGTTTCTAACAGCATTTGCCTTTTACTCCTTTATTTTATATTTTTATTATATTAAAAAATGGACGAAAATTCAAATTTTAGTGAGTAAATAAGAACATTAAAATGAACAGAGCGGTAATAACCCATGTGCCAATTTTAACTTCTTTAATCTTACCAGTAAATAATTTAATGAAAAGATAAGAAATTAAACCAAAAGCAATACCATAAGAAATATTATATGTAAATGGCATTACTGTAATGGTTAAGAATGATGGAAGCGCGACCGCTGGATCAGACCAATCAATATCTTTTGTGCAGCCCATCATTAACAGACCAACATAGATTAATGCTGCTGCATAAGCCGCAGCCGGTACTAACTGAGCAATTGGCGATAAGAACAATGCTACTAAGAATAAGGCTCCAGTTGCAAGAGCGGCTAAACCAGTTCTGCCACCTGCCGCAACACCAGCAGAAGCTTCAACATAAGTCGTTACTGTAGAGGTGCCGCACACTGCGCCAGTGCAAGTTGCAAGAGCATCGGCAAGCATTGCTTTATCCATATTCGGTACTGCTGGGTTACCTTCTGCATCAGTGACTAATAGGTTACCTCCACGGCAGGCGCCATAAAGTGTACCCATTGTATCGAACATATCAACGACGCAGAAAGCAAGAGAAGTCGTAATGAAAGTTACAATTAATGACATAACTGAATGATTTTCTAAATAAGCTGAGAAATTAAATCCTTCAGTAAAGACTTTACCAAACGCAAGCTGACCAAAATCTTTAAAAGCAGCGAATGGATTTAAGGTAGAAATTGCAAATGAATCATAAAATCCCTTAACAGTTAAACCAAGCAGATAGTATAATGCTGTGCCGCCAAGAATACCAATTAAAACCGCTCCCTTAACTTTTTTCTTACTTAAAACTGCAATTGCGATAACTGTGGCAATCGTTACCAGCATTGGCATAATTGTTGCCCATGTGGCGCCACCAAGTACGTTAAAACTTGCAATTGTAACCTTTGTTGCTGAATCAGCTACAACGATACCAGCATCTTGGAAACCAATAAATGCAATAAATAAACCAATACCGGCTGGAATCAGAAGTTTAACTCGTTTTGGAATTGCTTCAAACAGAATTTTTCTTAATCCTGTGACAGTTAAAACTACAAAAATAATACCATCAAGTAGCACAAATACTAGCGCATTTGCATAACTAAAACCTAAACCAAAGCATACTGTATAGACGAAGAATGCATTTAAGCCCATACCCGATGCTTGCGCGAGTGGTAAATTTGCTAAAAGTCCGATTAAAACAGTACCAATAACTGCGGATAATGCGGTTGCAATATAAATCGCGCCAAAACTGACAGTTCCAAGGTCACTAAACATGCCTGGATTAACCATTAAAATATAGGCCATAGCCATAAATGTTGTTAAACCAGCAATTAATTCAGTTCTTACTGTTGTCCCATGCTCTGCTAATGCAAAACGTTTTTCTAACCAAGCTCTCATTTTTTCTCCTTTAAGATTAGATTAAGAATAACTCCTAAAATCATTGCGAGTGACACGCCCGCGAATGAAGTGTGGAATAAGAAGATTCCACTTACGCCGACTGTCAAAACAACAGAGATAATTATGAGATTTTTATTGTTTTCTAAGTCGGGGTGAGCAGCAATTAAAGTTTTTAAACCACTCGCTGCGATATAACCATACAACACCATTGCACATCCACCAAATACACATGATGGAATTGATGCAATAAACGCTTGAACTGGGTAGAAGAACGACAGTATACCTAAGATAATTGCCGAAAGTGTTAAAACACGTGTCGAAGCGACTCTTGAAAATCCAGTTGTAGCGATTGACTCACCATAAGAAGTATTAGGTAAACCGCATACTACCGTACCAACTAATGACGCTAAACCATCACCTAAAAGTGTCCGATGCATGCCAGGCTTTTTGGTCAAATCAGTACCAATAATGTTAGATAATACCTTGTGATCTGACCAATGCTCTGCTAATGCTACTACTGCTACCGGGGCAAATAATAAGACAATTTGTAAAATTTCTACAAATGAAATATTAAAGTTCCAATACTTAAATGTAAAATCTGGAAGCTCAAATACTTTCATATTATTAAAAATACTAAAGTCTACTAATTGCGCGGCTCCGGTAATAGTGAGTATAATACTTAAAACATAACCAGCTAAAAGTCCAAGTAAAAATGGAATTGTTTTCCAAAATCCTTTGAAGTAATGTGAAGTAAGCGCGACGACTAACATTGTAAAGATTGCTACTAAAATACCAACGTCACTGTGCGCGCCGCCTACTTGAACATAGGTTGGAATAAAGCCTGCAAGATTAATACCGATTACCATTGTAATAGGGCCGACAATAATTGGCGGTAAAATCTTGTTTAATGCTTCAATTCCACGCAATTTAATAAATAGCGCAAATAAACTATAAATTAGTAAAATAACTGCGCCACCTATAACAACTGCAAAATAGTTTCCGCCATCTCCAATTGCAAGCGCACCAATAACAGCTGATACGGTCGCGCCACAGCTGGAGATGAACATTGGAGATTTAAAACCAGTTATGATTTGATAAATAATAGTTGCAATACCCGCGCCAATTAAACAAGCGCTAACTGGGGTACCGCAGATATTAGCAATTAAAACAGTTGCTACAAAAACTGCTAAAACTTGCTGTAAACTATATAAAATCCATTCTTTTATGGTTTTTGGCTTATCAGAAATATCATAAATTAGATTTTTCATCCCAGTACCTCCTTAATAAGTTCAATTTTATCTTCGGGAGGATCGGTTTTATAAATTTTTTCTAATTCTGGTAATACTTCATCAAAACTATTATATAATTTGTTGTCATTAGAGCAAGCTAAAATCATACCATAAAGTAATTGGTTGATACTAAAGCTACGGCGCCAATCCTTTTCATTCAAGTGATTGGTACGAATATCGAAATAATGGAAGAAATTTTTCTTACGTGTGATTCTTTCAATTTCATTAAAAATAGCTTCAATACCATTTTCTAAAGTAGCATTTGGTTGATTTAAAGCTTCGATATAAACCTCAGCCAGCCTCTGACACATATACCACCATCCATATAGACAACCAACTTCACACAGCGTGCCAATGGCGTCCTAGCGTGGTTCCATTACGGTAAAGTCAGAGTTCCATAATCTTTCAATGTCAGCTTCGGTAATTTTTTCAGCAAGATGATTGTTTTGTTCTTCAGTCATATTAGACTTATCATTAATTGATTTATTCTATACTGGAGAATACACATCTACCGGAATCTCTGCTGCTAAAAACTTCTAATACTCATATTCTCTTGCGAGATTAGAGCCGAACCCCATTATGTCGCCGCCTAAATAGCCAAGCGGTTTCTTTACTTCATCCATCCTTTTACTCCTTTGTTTTATAGTAGAGGCCGCAGTGACAGTATTCTCCACTTTTTATGTTTTCTCTGAAGTCTTTACACATGCAACGTGTATCATCAGATTTTTCAATTGCGCAAGGACAATACCCATCATTTTCTGCGATAGCTTTCAAAATGGTCATTACTTCTTCCACATCTTCATTGACGATATATTTCATTCATAATACCTCGCATATTGATTATCACTTGCAAGGTTTACTCCTAAAACTTCATCATAATGTGGCTGCTGACCAGGAATGTATCGTCCATATTTTACATAAATATTCCCTTGCCATTTTATAAAGTTCCAGCCTAAAATCCTTTCAACTTCAGCTTCTGTATAGCCAGTATAGATAACGACTGGATCAGATGAAATGTGTCTTAATTCT